ACACGAAGCGATCAGGGAGAGCAACGCGCCAACGCCAAGGGCGAAGGGTTTCATGACGATCATGTTACAGCGCGCTCGGTAGGGAGTTCGGTCGCGCTACTGCGAGACAAGCAAGACAGCGACGAACAGCAAGGCAAGAAACAGAAGTCGAAACATGGTGCGTTCTCCTATGCGGAAAGGGGGGTGATAGGTGCGCCAGTGTCCCGACTGAACGCACCTACCACCCAGGTGTCATCGAAGGAACTCGCCCCGATTCGGGGGAGTATCGAAGCGTGCCTTCGACAACACCGCCATGTTCAGCAAGGCAACCATACCAGGAATCATGGCGAACTTGTGGTCCATTGTGAGAAGGGCCGAAGCAACCAGCGCAACGTAGTTGGCCCAGCAGAGCATGGTGACCCAGCGTGGCGTAGAACGCCTTCTGGTGGCTGTACGAGGCACGAAAGTCTGTACATGGCTCACAGGGAACCACCCCGATCTTGGAAGCGTCCAATGGCTTCTATGACGTGGTGGTAGTAGTCGCCTAGATGGGCGAAGAAACCTTCGGGCGTAGCGACCACGTTCCACACTACGAAGGGGTGGTACTCGCCAGAACGAATACACACTGCCACCCACACGGCGCGCACTTCGCCTGGGTCGCGTTCAATGATCTTGGTACAAGCGACAACGATTGCGCCGTTCATGAGTTGCGACCCCACCTGAAGTGTGTCGCCCATCGTGTAGGTCGTGGTCATGCGTTTGCTTCCTTCTTGATTCGGGCAATGGTCAGCAGGGCTTCCCGTATGTCCCACAACTGGAAGATGACCTTGCGGTCATGTGGGTCGTCTTCGTGAAGTCCAATCTGGTAACTGTTCAGTGCGTTCAACAGCAAGGTGATGTTCTTGCTGATCTTCTCGCACGCGTCGTGTTCTTCAGTGGTCACGGTTCTCTCCTTGGGTAGTTGATTCCACTATGGGGATTCTAGTCACATAGGTGTGGCAAGTTCAAGCACCCTTGTAGAACCCTGCCATGACCAGGAGTTACAGCGAACCCCTACCAGGTCAGTGTTACCGTATGGCGGTCAGCAGTGCGCTTCGTCGCCCCAGGTGTCCGTGTGACCATCTCGTCAGAGTGGTCGCGTGGCGTTCCCAGAGGGAGACACAATGCGATTCAAGGTCACTGGTGGCGCAGATGGTGTCAGCGGTATTGAAGTCGCTGGCAAGCGATACGAAGCAGGCGACGACGTAGAACTGACAGCGAAGCAGGCTGAATGGCTTGTGGACGCTGGCTACCTGGAACCGTTGGACGGGTCCAAGAAGTTCGCGAAGCCCGCCCCTGCCCCTGCGCCTGCCCCAGAACCAGAGCCGACGACCACCGAAGTCGTCGCTGACGAAGCGTCTGACGACGCAGGAAGTGAGTTCTAATGCCCACCTTCGTTCACGGCAAGGGGACTGGTGTCCTGTTGGACCAGTACAACCTGTCAGAGTATTTCAACTCGGCTGACGTAGCGCAGAGCATTGACGTGGCTGAAACCACGTCTTTCACGGCTTCGTCCAAGTCGTACATCGTCGGTCTTCAGGACGCGACGCTAAGCCTTAGCGGTCTGTATTCGCAGGACTCAGGCGGTTCTGACGCTGTGCTGTCAGGAATCCTTGGAACTGCCACAACCCCGCTGGTGACCATCGCCTTCGACATTGGGACCATTGGGAATCGTTGCGTCACAGGTCGTGTCCACGAAACGAACTATTCGATCAGCAACCCCGTGGCTGACGTGTCGTCGGTGACCGCCGACTTCAATGCCAGCACTGACGCAGTGTCGAACCAGACCTACGGACTTCACGGTGGTGTCATGCTCACCACGGGTGCGTCTATCGCCTTCGGTTCACTCGGCAACCTTGCCAGCGTGGACAATGGTGCGTCTTCTAGCAGTGGGGCTATGGCTGTCCTTCATGTCACGGCGAACAGCGTCGCTGGTGGTGACACCACGATCAAGGTTCAGCACTCGGCAGATGACAGCACCTACGCAGACCTGATTACCTTCACCGCAGTCGGGGCTTCAACCCTTACCAAGCAGTTGAGTCCTGTTACTGGCACGGTGAATCGTTATGTGCGTGCCACGGCAAGCACAGCAGGGTCGTCAGGTTCCATCACTTTCAACATCGGGTTCGCCCGCTTCTAATCAAGGAGACAAGAAATGCCCACTTTCGTACACGGCAAGTCCACCGACTTTGAGTTGGACGACACCGCTGGAACTTCACGCAACCTCAGCAACGTGCTGACCAGCGTGGACTTCCCCGAAACCATTGACGTAGCGGAAACGACTGCGTTCGGTGCGACCAGCAAGTCGTACATCGTCGGCCTGAAGGACGCGACCATCTCGGTCAGCGGAATCTGGGACGCAACGGTGGACGGTTACGTCGCTGGCGGTGCTGAGCCTGCTTCCCGTTCGTTCATCTATGGACCTGCGGGTTCGACCGGTGGAAACGTCAAGTACACTGGTGAAGCCATCGTCACGAACTACAGCGTCAGCAACCCTGTTGGCGATGTTGTTACGTTCTCCCTTGACCTTCAGGTCACTGGCGACGTAACTCGCACCACATACTGATTCGCATAACCAACCAACATAAGGAGTGTGACCATCGTGTCCATGCGAGACAAGATCAGATCAGCACGCGACATTCAGTCGGAAATCGTGGACGTACCAGAATGGGGCGTTGCTGTCGAAGTTCGTTCTATGAGCGTTCGACAGCGCGCCGCGTTCGTATCGGCTTCACAAGACCAGTCTGAAGAAGGCGTTCAGCGAGTGGAGAAGGTGTACGGCGGGATTCTCGTTTCGTGCGTCTTCGACCCTGAGAACGGCGAAACAGTCTTCGATGAAGACGACCTGTCGTGGCTGATGACAGAGAAGTCAGGGGCTGTTATTGACAACCTTGTGGGTCGTTGCTTGGAAGTGTCGGGCCTGAAAGAAAAGGCTATTGACGAAGCGGGGAAATCCTACTTGGGTTCGCAGACAGAGATGGGCGAACCCACCCAGAGCGACGCGCCTACTTCTTCCTAGCACGGGAGTTGGGCATGACCGTTGGACAACTGATGGACAACATGAGCAGTTCAGAGTTCGTCGAATGGATTGCCCTCTACAAGATTGAAGCCAGCGAACGTCAGCAGGCACAACAGCGTGCTAAGTCACGCAAGGGCCGATAGTCATGGCTGACGGGAATGTCGGGCGCGTCAATGTAGAACTGGGTCTTGATGACAAGAACCTGAAGCGCGGAATCAAGCAGGCTGTCCAGTCCCTAGAGAAGATCGGTGATTCAGCCGAAGCGGTAGGTCGCGACGCTGAACAGTCTTTCAATAGGGCTGGGCAAGCCACCCAGCAGTTCGGTTCTAAGGGCGTTCGTGTTGCCTCTGACCTGTCCAACAGTTACATGGGCCTACAGGCCAGGGTCAAGGGTGTAGAGACTGCCACAGAACGCTACAAGCGTGAAATGGAGTCGCTGAACCAGGCGACGAATAAGGCGCAACGCAACCTGTCTGAGATGGGGCGCAACCTTCAGAGCATTGGCACGAAGATGTCAATGTCGCTCACGTTGCCCCTGGTTGCTACATCAGCCGCGGCGATCAAGGTTGCGAACGACTTTGAGTTCAGCATGGCTTCTATCGTCGGCTTGGTCGGTGTTGCCAGCGAAGAAGTTCAGGCAATGGAAGACGACGTTCGTAGCATGGGCAAGGCTTACGGTGTGTCTGCGACGCAAGCCGCGGACGCGTTGTTCTTCATCACGTCGGCTGGTCTTCGTGGTGCTGACGCAACAGGCGTTCTTGAACAGTCATTGAAGGCTTCAGCGATTGGCTTGGGTGAAACTGCTGTCGTCGCTGACCTCGCTACGTCAGCCCTGAACGCATACGGCGCAGATGTGTTGTCAGCGTCAGACGCAACAGACGTAATGGTCGCCACGGTTCGTGAAGGCAAACTTCAAGCGAACGAACTCGCTGGGTCTATGGGTCGTGTGTTGCCTCTTGCTTCTGCGATGGGTGTCGGTTTCAATGAAGTCGGCGCGGCTTTCGCGGCTCTGTCTCGTACTGGTACGGACGCAAGCGAAGCCGCGACACAGATTCGTGGAATCTTGTCGTCACTGTTGAATCCGACGAAGCAGGCTGAAGACGCATTGACAGCGATGGGTCTTTCGTCTGCCGATCTGCGTCAGACGATTCGTGAGGACGGTCTACTCGCGGCCCTTGGAATCCTCGCTGAAACCTTCAAGGGGAACGAAGAAGCCGCGGCCCAGGTGTTCGGCAACATTCGTGCGTTGTCTGGTGTCTTGGACTTGATGGGTGCGAACGTCGAAACGACACGCCAGATCTTCGCCAACATGGAAGACAACGTGGGTGACACCGATAAGGCGTTCCAGGTCATGTCGTCTACTGGTGCGTTCCAGGTGAAGCAGGCTATGGCGCAGATGAAGGATTCGTTCCTGGCGTTGGGTCAGGCGATTATTCCTGTGGTTCTGCCTGTGTTGGGTGCTGTCACGAAGGCACTGAATGTTCTGGCTAACGGTTTCAATGCGTTGCCTGGTCCGATCAAGACCATTGTGACTGTGTTGGGTGGATTGGTCGCGGCGACTGGTCCACTGCTGGTTGCTGTTGGTCTGGCTGTGAAGGCGTTCGCGGCTCTGAAGTTGGCTATGGCAGGCGCGGCTGGCGCACAGGGCGCAGGTCTGCTGGCGACAGGAATGAAGTCGCTCATTCCGATGTTGTCGAACCCGTACTTCTTGGGCGCGGCTGGTGTGGCTGTTGGTATTGGTTTGGCGTTCCGTGCGATGGGTCAGAACGCCCGTGAAGCGCAGGAACGTCAGGAACGTGTCACTGACGCGTTGCGTACTGCGAACGAACCGACGCTGACCTTGGTGGACAGCGTGACGAAACTTGCTGAGGCTTACAAGGAAGTCGATAGCGAAGCGCAGAACGTGGACTTGGATACTGTTCAAGAATCCATTCTGGCGACTGAACTCGCGGCCAAGGGTCTTGAACCTGCGTTCAGGGCCACTGGACTGTCGTTCTCTGAAGTAAGTAAAGTACTCGCTACAGGAACAGACGCTTTCAGCAGTCTTAGCACCCAGTTGAAGAACAGTGGCCTGGACACATACATAAATTATCTAGAACACGCGGTCGCACAAGAGGTACCGTTCGCTGATTCACTTCTTGCGTCGTATGAGGCCGGTGAAATCAACGCTAGGGGACTGGCAAATCTGGTTGAACTACTTGACGATACTGCTGACGCGTTCGATGACGCACGAGAAGCGAACGACGCGCAGGCTCAGGCATTGTTGTTCAACGAAGAAATGTTCCAGCGGTACCTTGACCTTCTTGGGGCAGATTTCTTCTTCGCCTTACGAGACACTGCGGTGGCTACTGCTGAAGCGTCAGGAGAACAGTATGTGTTCGCTGAAGCCTTGAAGACTGTTGAGGCTTACGCACGACGCTTAGAAATAACTACGTCTGGTATGGGTTCACGCATTGGGTATGTGGGCGACGAGTCTGCGAGTTCAGCGAAGAAGGTAGAAACACTGGACGCTGTTCTGAATCGTCTGCGTGTCACCAGCGAAGATGGTCAGGTGTCGCTGGCGAAACTTGCTGACGAACTGAAGATCACGGGCGACATAATGGCGAACGAACTTCAACTGATGTTGATG